TCATGTGTTATCTGTCCTAATTATTACCTGTGTGAATCTTGCGAAGATAAAGAAAATCATATTCATGATCTGCTCAAACAAAGAAATCCCAAATTTCAAAATCAATTTTCAATTTGCTCTGTATGCAAGAAACCTATCACCAAGGTTCTTTTTAGATGTTCTGAATGCAATAATTATTATCTCTGTCGCGTTTGTGAAGAAAAAGAAAATCACGATCATGATTTGACTAAAAGTAGGTTGAATAATTAATATATGATTATCATTCGCTTATTATAAAAATTATTCACTCTACATAATATTTTAGAATTTATAACTTATTTCTTGAATTGGGATCTAATTAGATCAATTTTTTATTAATACAAGAAATTTAAATATAAAAGAACTAAATTGATTTTTCCTATAGTCTATTGAATCTTACTCAGATAATCGTATTTTTGTGATTTTTTTAAATTCTTTGGCATTTGCAAGTGTTTCAATTTTAGCTTTATTTTTATTTGAAATAAATAAGAGAGTTTATCCGCGGATTTTTTGATTTTTTGGATTTCTTTTGTTTCTTATTATAAATAACTTCGATTTATATATGGTTTTTTCGGTCGACTAGGAGTAATTTATTTGTGAGTTTCTATGGCTGATCTTGATTTGTCTGATAGAGTTTTATTTGAGTCTGATTAGTTTCTTATTTTATTAGTGAAAAACGTCTTTTTTCGATTTTTCATTTATATCACTGTTTTTTATACTATTACTTATAAAAATTATACCCCTGCTTTTACAGGGGTTTTTTTTTCATGATAATTCTTGGTTTTTATGCCTTTTCTTATTTTATTTTTGTAATCCAAAAATTAATTTATAATGTTTGAAAAATCTTTTCGAGATTAACCCTTTGATAAAATACTTGAAGGAATTTATTTTCTCTGGTTCTTCGCCTTTCAAATTATTACTTGTTTTTAACCTCGTATTTGTAACCAGTAAAACTTTTGTTCTTTCTTTATTTTTTGGAATATTTCCATTTTATTTTGAGTACTCTATTCATATATGTAAATAAAAGATCAGTTTTTTACCTTTGTCAAAGAATTTCGGATTCATTTCATCATGTTATAATTAGACTTGTGTCAGGGTACCCTGTAGATCCCTGCCCTGCCCTGTAGTCAAAATTTTCACCCTGACACTTCAGTGATTGTTTACTTTATATTGAATTAGTATTAAAGATAAGAATTTTTTTTTAAAAACCTATAAGTTAAATAATTTTTTTAATTTTAATATGCAACCCTGTAAAACCCTGCCCTGCCCTGCGCTGCCCTGCCCTGTAGCCAAAATTTCTACCCTGACACAAGTCTACTTATAATAAATCTTTTGAAAATCATTATCAGCCATTTTTAGATTTATCTATCATAAATGTATCTTGGGTCAGATTTTTAAAAAAATTTCTTTAGCGTTTTTATTTAATCTGTTTATTTCAGAACTGATCAGACTTTGTAATATAATTATCTTAAGAAAAATTATAGTAAAGCTCCAATTATAACTATTTAAATTAACTATTTTATTTGAATTAATTCTAAAATTTCGAAAAATCAACCACGTTAATATAAATGTTTGAAGATAAGAACAATACAGTCACGAGAATTATCCGATCAACAAAAAATATACAAAATAAGTGCAGGTACGTTTTTGATATTCAAAAATTCATATGCTATTGATTTCGAAAAATATATGCCTTTTCTTTTTTCAATTTTAATAATACATTGAACTGTCCAAGGTAGAGTTATAAAATTTTCTAGATCGAATTCTTTGTTCATCTAGCATCATGATCCATCAACTCCTGCTCCCATTCATAAGAATTTCTAAACTTAAATTTAATAAAGGTATAAGCGATACGTGGTTTTTTATTTTTCAACACTCTCCTATTGGCTTTCTTTCATCAAGGGAGCACTTCTATTGTTAGAGGAAAGGCTAGATCATTCGAACGCTCTGCTAATTATTAATGTAATCAGTTGACTAGTAAGTATGTATTATCATTTGTATAAGTTTCTATCTATACTAGCCCGTCTAGCTCAGTCGGTAGAGCGCTAGACTCTTAATCTAGTGGTCGTGGAGTTCGAGCCCCACGGTGGGCGATTTTGTTTTTATTAGTTAGACCACTTGGTTTGTTTGTAAGGGTCTACTCTCACCCGAAGAAACAGGCACATGATCAATTCCGCATAGTAACACGCATGTTGTAAGTTAGAGTCTGCCCGGTTACCTCAGGAATGATCATGTGGCCTCTTCTACAAACTAAAGCTAAACTTAAAAAATGTAAGACAGGTGTCGACGTTTGTATTATTTCAGACTTTACTCAGGAGAAGGTAAACAGGATATGGTTTATTCCAGGATCCTGAACAAGTAAACCTCTGATAACAAATAAACTATTTTGTTTTTATTGAGTGCGAAAAGAATAATGCACCTGGGCACAGGAGAAATTAATGCACTATCCCTCTAAGTGAAGATGAAAGAAAGATTTACCTTAGAGACAATTGGGAAATTTTCTGAGAAAATAAAAATAGAAAGAAAATAGACCATTCATGACTAACTAGTCAACATTTTCTACCAGCTGCTCTCGTATGATGTGACTACAGTTAGGAAGGTCTCAACGCTACTGATAGAGATAATTTGCAAACTAATCTACTGCGGAAAGGAGATAGAAGAAAAAGAATAAGAGAAAGAAGATTGAATTTCTGAAACAAACACACTTAAATTTATTATTTATTTAATATATTAAAAGATAGGGATTATCCCTCGAACTTGCGAATTATTTTTTTGTTATTTAAACAAATTATTAACAATAAGAAGGAAAAATGGCTTAGTTAAATGATTAAGAAACAAGATGGAATAAATAGATGGGTAAGAGCTAACACATCTGAAGACCTTAACTACATGGATTTCAAATATTATATAGCGGAACCTAGAGTTAACTCTTAGCTTTAGATCTGGAAATTCAGATCACTTCTAGGTACAGTGCTACCTATAGGAGGAGTTACTTTATGGGATTCTATATTCTCTTCTTAATGTAAACTTTTTTATCTCTGGATTGGAGGAATGGAAGTGATTGAGGTTAAAATGACTTCAGATTAACTATAAAGTTATTTTCTTTACATGGTCACATTATCAAGCTCTGAATTTTCATTTGGGAGTATAAATGAATTAATTACGGCATCGGCTGTAAGTGAATACATTTACAAGATTGACGAATCTATCAACCAATCAACTTCAGCTTATCGATAATAATAAAATAAATATTTAAAAATATTATAATTTATGATTTATTAATTTCCGTTGATTTAAAATTAAAATTTATCAAAAAGTATTGAATACTTTGTTTGTGTATTTAATTTTTTGGTGGTAGTATTGAGTGACTATCTAATAACTTCATGACATTACAAAAAGTTTCGTTATTGATTTGCTGATGCTCATAGAGACATATCATATGTAATAAAAAGTTTTCTTTCAATTTCTCATCAATCAATTCCTTCCCATGTTTTAAAACAAAGTCATATAGAATTTTAGGCATAGACGAGAAAGATACATTCCTAATCTGACTGATGAATCGATTCCATTTTTTAAAGAATAATTTATCAGAATCACAAATATCTGTATAACTGTCAATTTGTTTATTTTCAATGAACAATTTATCTTCAGCAATTATTTCGTAATCTGAATCCTCACTATCATTATGAAGAATTCCCCCAGTCACTGAATGAAAATAAACTCTATCCTCATTACTTTCCTCGTATTTTTTTATTGATTTAGGCACTGATTTACATGTATATTTAGGTCCAAAGACATCATTTTCTATATTGATATCATAGCGCTTTAATAGATTCAGTATAGTCATCTTCTCTTTATTTTTGTCCTTATTCCGATTATAACAATAAGTTTCATTATTTTCATCATCGTTATAGGCATTCACGATCGACTTTTGAAATACTATTATATGGGCTTCATTCATTTTCGTTTCAGGATTGATAATTTTCGCATGGAAAAATTCGTAGGATTCGTCATGTGAAATTTTCATATGAGTAAACAATGCCGAAAATGTCTTAAAAATTTCTTTGCAGATTAGACAACCCAGTAAACCAACATGGAAATCTTCCTCATTTAAAACGTAATTTTGACTATTGAAATTCACTTTATTTATCATTTGCATCAAATCGATACCTTCATATCTGAGGTTTTTCATAAAATCGTTCACGTAAGCGCACATTCCACGCTTGTCGAGATATTTATTCATTGCGTGAAGGTAATATTCTTCGAAATAATTGTTAATATTCGGAGATTTGTTAAATGAAAGATTCCTGTTTAAAAATGGTTTGGACTGTTTTAATTTAGATGATATGAATATTGTTCTATCAGATTGTCTCATAATTTGATTTTAATTATTTTTGGAGATTAAAATGAAATTCCAATTTTTAAAAATTATTTTAAAATTGAGAAAAATACTTTACGTACTTATAATTATAATTACAGCTATAATCCTACTTAAATATCATATTTATCTAAAACCTCATCTATTGAAGTGAAACCGTTTTCTGGTAAATACGATCTGAATATCGAACCCGGATGTACAACTGAATCAAATTCGACTTTCGCCTCTAAATGTTTAGGTTTACCGAAAGCTTTCCAAAACGAGATTTCCGTTTCTTCCCATACACGGTACTTGAGTTCTTCATCCCAAAAGAACAATTTAGCTAATCGTCTACCAGCCCAAATACCGATTCCAATGGAAAAGGAGACCCATATGACTTGTAAAGGAGCTCTTCCCATACTATATGATAATTTATCATTTATTTTTTTATTTTATTTTAAAATGAAAATAAATAATTTAATTTATTTTTGTGTTTATTATTTAAGCACACTTCATTAATAAATTTATAATGGAATACAAGGAAGAAGAACATAAACTACTAATAAATATATCAGATAAGCAAGAATACGACGAGATGATTAAAGGATTGATGAAACCCGAAGATCCATGATGTTTGGAAATTAGTTCCAAAGAGGAATATGAAGCTCTCATCGCCACTGTTATCGTTACATTTTAAATCTTAGGTTGGGCCCTTCTATTCATGTTTGTTGGGGAAGTCTGGAGCTGTCCCAAGAATCCAATATACGAAACTGCTTTTCTCGCATTAGCTGAAGAACTAAAAGGTCAAATAAAGCTAGTTAAAGTTGATATGATTAAATATGAAGAACCTGCAAGGAATTAAGTAAAAAATGAATGCTTTCACGATGACTGGGAAGGCTACGATCCGAAAAAACCTTTATGGTGTTATTTTTTCATTTCGTATTATCAAGGAAAAATTATAAAACAACATCAATCGAAACAATTTGAAACGGCTAGACAAAATGCATATAAAACCATTGAAGTTTGTAATAAAGCAAGACAAGGTATATTATTTAGTTAATTTACAAATTATTTAAAACAGATTTCTCTTATCCAAAAGACCCTAAATGGATTACTAAAGTTGATTGGGAAATACATTTGAACTCTTGTCGAAAGCCTTTTATAATTCATTTTAGAACTGATCATTATTATAAAACCTGTCCTTTCTATCATCCAGTAGAGTTTTTACAAAGGATAATCCGTGAGTTTCACGATGATATTGATTTTTATAAAGTTGATAAAGTACGTGGTAAGAGCGATCCATTCTCAGATACTCTATTCTCAAAATTTCAAGTTGAAGATCTCGAAGTTCCTTTTTTTGTAGCTTTTAATTTCAATGGAGCTGAATGGGTTGAAGTAGCTAGAATATCACCCTAATCCAATAAAATCTGCTGAAGAATTTGGGGAAGTATCGAGTGGGGAGAGATTTAATCATAATGAAATATACAATTTATGTGTGGAATTGATACAAGGTAAATTTTAATTTTAATTTTAATAATTCAATTAGAAACTAACAAGGACTTAAGGGAAACCCCTGAAATAGAAGACCTTTGCACAAAGGAACAACTTGAATTAGTCCTTCATGGATCAAAAAAACCAGTTTTAATTTACTGTTACGATTTAGAAAAGCAGGATTAATTTTTTTACTCTTATCAACTCAAAGCCGCGTTAAAATCATTCAGAAGATTACAAGTTCAATACAAAGATAAAATTATTTTTTGTCAGACTAATGTTCAGGAGTCACTGCATAGAAATGTATTAGAATTTCAACGAAGTAGTTATTTCTACGGAATTTTCAATGAAGAAATATGCGGCGCAGTATTCGCCTGTCCTGATAGAGATGCATACGAATCTGATACCGCTGAACAGGTGGTAGAAAAATTAGAAAACATGGTAAAGGAAATGAGTGGTATATCTTATTAATTAAACAAATCTTATTAGAGCAAGAATATCTTGAAATTCCAAATATTCTGGAATACAAAATTCTTGATCGATACAGACGACCCTGCTTTTTGGCTTTCTATGCTAGTTTGGCAACGGTTAGCCTAAATCGAAATAAAATATTCAATAAACTGTACAGGGAATATAAAGACAAAGTTCAGTTCTTAAGAGTAGAAGCTAATGATGCATTCACCATATATATACTTACTAAAAAAGATCTTCCACAAGGATGTGGAAGAAAAGAAACTGAAAAAATTTGGAAGAATCATAGAATTTCGGGTTACAAGGGAGATTTAAATCAAGGATTTAAGATAGAGAATGATGAATTACCTGGATATGCAGGATATTTTATGGGTATTCATTTTGAAGTTATCAGATATAATACTCCTAAAATATATGCATATGATTCGATGGAATCTGAAGTTCAACGTTTATCAAGTAATGATATATTAATTTTATTTTACTTATGTAGAGATAAGACAAGCAACTGTTCCATATGTCGAACTTTTAGATGATTTAGATAAATATTACGCGTTGGGAAAACCTATTCTTTTTTTCTTTAATAATGAATTTACTGTTGAAATTTCCGAAGAATTAGAAAGAATTAAAGAAGAAGTTGGGGATAAAGTTATAGTGATCAGAATAACTAGAGGAGGACAAATATATGAGGATTTCGAAGTTATCTATACTTGGCCTGCGTTCTGTGCTGTATGGAATAAACAAAAAATAAAAAAAATTGAAAATAAAAATGACTCAGATCGATCCTTCGATACTTTTTTGAAAACTTCAGGTGGAGAAGTAAATGAATTGGTTCAAAAATTAAAAAGTACTTCCTACTATATTTATATTTAGAACTCGCTGATAAATATCCTGCTCCCATTCAAGAAGAAGTTAAAAAAGTTGAAAATTATGATGTTCAATATGATGAAGATGGAAATGAAATTATCCCAAAAGTTTATACTGTAGAAGAACTAGATCAATTGGGAGAACAAATGAGAAAACTTAGCCTCATTAGCGATCGTGTTTCTGATTTGGATGAAAGTTTAGTTACCGAAAAGGGAGAAGAGAAAAAACTTTGGAGTCTCAGAGCTAATAAACTTGGACTTAATGATAATTATATATTTTATGCAACACATGAACAAAGTAAAGCAGCTAGACTTACTGATAAAAAAAATTCAGATGAATTTTATATCAAACGTGTACCTCAACATTTGATAAACTTCACAAATGAAAAGTTTTACCAAATTATTTATTCCCCCGCAACTCCAAGTATTCATGATAAATTCGTTGAAGGAAGACTGATGCTTGATTCCCAAGGAACTGTATTTATAAGTAATACCGAATTCACTATGTGGAGAATTAAAAGGGAAAGCGAGAACTCAAGCGGCACAACTTACTCTTTTCAAGATCCGCTTTCAAAAATGGTTCTCTCTGTATGGCATTGGGTCGATGAGAACATCTATCAGATCTATGGTGTTCCTGAAAATCAAATTAGTGATGATGTAAAAGTAACTTGGAGTTTTGAAAAGTCTTATAAAGAGTCAATGATAGGTGTCGTGGAAACTAAGTATAATGCTTCAATCCTAGATGATCTTTACAAAAAGATAAAAAATTTATAAAAAATTCATTAACTATTAAATTATTACAATAATTATACTGATTATACTTATATTGACTGCTGTAATGTCATTTTCTTTATTATTTTCCTGAATGTATTATCTAGAAAATAATTTGTAAATTGGTCTATTGGATCCATTAAAATGTAGATCCATATTATAGAGAAACTAATAGAAATAAATTTTAAAATATTTTTATTTTGTATACGCTTTTCACATGATATCACAAAATATTGTATAGAACTACTAATTATAAAACTCGGAATTAGAAATGAAGCTAAACTGTGCCATAAGACAGTATCAATAAAAAATAAAGTTTTATGTAAACGACTTCGGTTTTTAATTAAGATATAATTAAAATAAACTTCTTGCGAAATAAAAAAAATACCTAAATAAAAAAGAGGTTTTTCTAATTTTGGAAATACTAACTGAACAGTTTCTCCATAATTATTTACTATTTTTATATGTTTTATATTTTTCATCGCTTTATTGAAATATTTGGGAATTTTTGCGAAAAATCGACTATAAATAATAAATCTATCTGTTTTCGATCTTTCTTCATTTGTTTCTTTGTGTTCTTTCTTCATTTTAATTTTTTTAATTAATTAAGAAGTAACCTAGTTAATTTATGATATTTTTTTTTTAAATTACAATTTTATTTATAGCACAGATAATTAATCAAACTTTTAGTATGCCTCTCATTTTTTACTAAAGAATTTTTAACACTATCTAATACTTGATCAGTGTCATTTAGATTGATTTAGATTGATATTATTTTTACATGAAAGTCTATACTTGGAAGCATCACATAATTTAATCAAATTTCTTCTGAATACTGTGGTGTATCTTCGGTCATTCTCGCTATATTACTTTTTATAACATTATTTCCATATAGAAATGATTGTTCACCACTTGGTTTAAGCCAGACTTTATACCGTGCGAATTTAGATATGTAATCCAAAGCTGTTATATTTATTCGAAATTTAGAAGTTTTAGTAAATTTTCCAATGCATGTACCAGCCGAAATTAATTTTTTTTTTCCAAAATGTTCAGCGAGTTTTATGACTTCTTCATCACAATAATATACGCGTGTTTTGTGTAACCTAAATACATAAACTTTATCATCTCTTTCAATCAGATATTTTAATTTTGCACCAATATATTTAGCTAATTTCTCAAAAACTATTTTTGTTTCATCATCAGTAAGTGGGCGCATCTCTTAAAATAATATTAAATATTAATTATATAATTATTTAATAATTGTATTAAAAAATGCTAAAAACCAAATTAAAAGAATTATATAAATATACAGAGCCATATGTTACAGGCATGTTACCAGTATCAGATATACATTCTATCTATTGGGAAATCTCGGGAAACTCAGAGGGGCATCCTGTTATAATTCTTCATGGCGGACCAGGTGGTGGTTCTCAGCCTTCTTACCGTGGATTTTTCGATCCCGAATTTTATAAAATTGTCCAGTTTGATCAACGAGGTGCAGGGAAATCGATTCCTTGGGCTTGCTTGACCAATAACACGACTTGGGATTCGGTCGACGATATAGAAAAATTAAGAAATCATTTATGTATTGATAAATGGCATACTGTCTTTGGTGGCAGTTGGGGTTCGACTTTATCTCTTGCTTATGCGCAGACTTATCCGGAGAGGGTTGGTCATTTAGTTCTTCGTGGTATTTTTTTGCTTAGATATAGTGAAATCCAATTTTTTTATCAAGAAGGATCGTCTTGGCTTTTTCCTGAATATCATCAAGAATTAAAAAATTTATTACCTGAAGTAGAAAGAAATGATATTCTAAATGGTTACTACCGCCGTGTAACTTCTGAAAATGAAGAAGAAAGAGCGAAATTTGCAAAAATGTGGACGAAATGGGAAATGGCTACAAGTAAACTTCTGATTAACAAAGAGTTGGTAGAGAAAAGTGAAAAAGATGAATTTGCAATAGCCTTTGCTAGAATAGAAACCCATTATTTTGTTAATGGTGGTTTTTTCAATAAAGAAAATCAATTATTAGAAGATTGTCATAAAATTGAAAATATTCCTACTGAAATTATTCAAGGTAGATATGATGTTGTATGCCCTGTAAAATCTGCATTTGATCTTAAATTGAGATTGCCCAATGCGAATTTACATATAGTATCAGATGCTGGGCATAGTGCAACTGAACCTGGAATTATTGATGGTCTTGTTAATGCAACAGATAAGTTTAAAAATTAAATAACAAATAGCAGAAGTAATAGTTGCAGCATATAAAATAATAAAAGAAATTGTAATTAATTTTTTTTTTAATATTTCAATACTATTACTACTTTGTTAAATTAATTTTCTAATTGCGAAGAGCAATTTTTTCCTGATGAAAGTCTTGCAACTTTAGCATAATAAAGATAATTGGCAATTTATAAGAAGAATTTCCAAAGATCCAGAATTTCTTTTGTGATTATTATTAATCGAATTATTTGCTTTATTACCTTATGATGTTAGTAATATTTTTATCAGATCAGATTTTTCTTTAATATTTTTATTCAGATTAATAAGTTAAAAAAAGGGAAAAGTAGATTAAAATAAAATGCGATCCTGTTGTACAAAACTTAAATCAGGGTTGGCTACCATTAATATGACTATCTGTACAATCTAAAATTATTTCAATTGTTTGATTAAAATGCTATTGCAATCTCAAACAAGTTGATCAACTTCTGAGACCTCAATTTCTTATAAAATATTTAAAAGTATCTTCGACATTTTGTACATAGAACAGTATCGGTTTCAGGGTGTTATGAAGATCGTTAATTACTTACAAGACTTAAAGTTCAATAGTAAATCAGTAAATTCCTAGACTAATATTGTTTTGTTTTATACCATATTAAAAAAATTTTATAAATTTTCTGGTTTGTATATATAAATAAGTTTATTCTAATAGTTAATAGAAATAGTATCATATATGAATTATTACGTTGGATTATTAGTACTGATAATATTTCTCCAAATTTTATTATAAAATTCATATTTTTTTTAAACTATACTCTATAAAATAAAATGTCAAATAATAATTATTTAGTCCAAAAAAAGTTCAACAAATCTCATAGGTTTCATCCTAAAAAAAAATGTATTAATGAAATTAATGAATACAAATTATCAAATAAATCAAATAGACTTTCTGAAAATACATCTCCACATTTGAAGGCGTCTCTTTCTCATAGAACTGATGTCCCAGTCGAAGAAAAAAAATTTTTACTAAGAAAAATTGTCATTAGTTTTTACAATGAACGAAAAAAAATTAAAATAATAGGTGAGACGAAATGGCCAGAAAATTTCAATAAATTTCAAAAATACATCTCAGAATCATTTTTTATCCCTACTGACGAATTAAAACATTTAAAAATCTCTTATTTAGATGATAAAACTAACATCATCATTATTAATGATGAAAATACCTACAAGGCAGCTGTAAATTACTTTACAACTGAAAAAGTGCTAATTCCTCGTTTATCAATACAGTTTACTAAAGAGTGTAAATTATTCAATAAACACTTAATTGAACATTCTAATCATCAAATGTTAAATTTAGTTAAAAACAAGATTCTGTTATTAAATAAAAATAATAAAGAAGGGGAAATAGATTATTCTCAAATTAACGTAGATTTACATAACTTTTCAATTAAGGAACATGTCTATGATAAAGTTGGCATAAAAACATTAAAAGAATTTTTTAAACAAGGACACATTAAAAAACATTACTCAGATCGAAATAAACAAATAAAAAATAAATATTTTAAAAAATTATTATCTCAAAAATGTGCTGAATCATTAGCTATAAAAAAAACTGAAGCTAATAAAAAAGTTGAAAATGAAGAAAAGATTAGAAAAGCTATAATCAAAGAATTCCAAAAATTTGAAGAAGAAATAATCAAAAAATTAACTCCTCTAACAATCTCAAATAATTCAAGCAAAAATTTAAATATTCCAGGCTCACAATGCATACTATGCAAAAATTCAATCATCGGAATTCGGTATTCATGTGTTATCTGTCCTAATTATTACCTGTGTGAATCTTGCGAAGATAAAGAAAATCATATTCATGATCTGCTCAAACAAAGAAATCCCAAATTTCAAAATCAATTTTCAATTTGCTCTGTA